CATTACCGGTGGTGCATACTGCGCTTCGATTATTGCTGGCTTGCTAAAGCGAGAGAATAAACCCATACACCAACCTTACCCTAGTTGGCAAGTATTGTCTCATTATTCGAGACGCGTGTCAAACATATATTTGGGGTGTTGATTGCGGTTTTGTCAAGTAGTGAACAATCATCGCTGAGCAGATTGCGCTAGTTACGTCTCCTGCCGACTTGCGCCGGACAATTCGCCAACCTGCGTCATTTGTCTTAGCACCCACGCTAAACCAGGATTCTGTCAGTTCTTTCTGGCCAGAGTGAACTAGGCGAACATTTACAAAGGCATCAAGTATCTCACCACAAGCCTGGTAGAAGGATTGGCCTGAACAATCCTCTAACTTCTGCCCTGATTGCTGCAATCTTTGAGCAATAGAAGCTGTGGCGTATTTGTCATACATAATTACACGCGGTTTGAACTTTTGCGCCCATGCGTGGACATCTGCCGCCATCTTTAGATCGTCAATAGCGACATCGCTAGTCCAGAGCTGCATCAGCCCTAGTTCTATCTTTCCGGTGGCCTGATTTAACTTGCCAGCCAATAATGCACCGGATCGCTTAGATGGAGATACATCTATGGCAAACACGATATTGCCACCAGGAGTTATTTGAAGATTAGAGTCTGAGGTATCAGTAACCATCTGGGTTGTGAATGGTGAGGTCATGCTATCTACCCATTGGCAAAGCATTTCGGTTCTTGTGTTGTTAATAGGGTTTGTTGCTACTGCTTCTTCCAGCGTGCTTTCTGAAATGAGTGTGCCGAGTGAAGGGTTAGCCATAGCCCAAGCATTACGATCATCAACTTTGCAATGGGGCGGCGCAGAATACTCATAATAGCCAAGTGTAGGCGATGGATATGACAATGCACGTTCTCTTAAGTCATTTAACACAACTGAGTAGGCATCACCGGCATTTGAACAAACCAAAGTCTGTCCACCAGTAGCGCGAGTAGTTGGTCTGGCTGCTTTCCAACCTTCTTCAGATATTTCACGTAACTCATCTATGAATAGAAAGTTGGCAGTAAGTCCACGTGAGCCGTCTCGCGTTGCAGCTACGATCTGATAGCGATTACCTTTGAGAGTTGTAATTGACTCCTGGCCATTGGCGTATCTAATCTGACGAACTTGATCCTTAAGGAAATCATTATCGGTAATTACGTTTGCAACTTGCCTAAAGGTATCTAAGGCCATATTTCGGTTCGATGACATACCGATGACCATTTTGCTATCCCATAAGAAGAGATGAGCCAAAATAAGCATACGAGCAAGGTGCGTCTTTCCTGACTGCCTGGCAATGAGTAAGGCCAGGGTCTTTCTGCGAAATTCACCTTTCTCATCTATTCGCAACATGTCTTCAAGAATAAATCGCTGCCATTCGAGCAACGGCATACCTATTTTCTCAGCTAGATCAGCAACCTCTTGCACGCGTGAATCGCCTTTGAGGAAAGGGGTGTGAACACGTGGTTTTACGTGTCCCATAAGTGGTTTTTTAATTGCCCCAGTTTTACGCGGTTTTGCTTTGGTAGTCATCAGTTAATGGCTGGTGTGGTTTCGGTAACAAACGGGTTCTCAGGAATGACTGAGGCTGCTCTTGGAGAGAGATTGCCTTGAAAGACAGGGGGGGTAGACTGCCGACCTAAAAAAAGGGCTTCGCTACGCTTACCTTTGCTGCTATTGCATCGTCTACAGCAGGCCACTAAGTTGTCAAGGTCATCTGTTCCACCTAGCACACGTGGTTGTATATGATCGACCTCGTTAGCTGCTTCACCACAATAGGCACATATATAACAGTCTCGTCTAAGCACCAGCAACCGTTGTTGCTTCCACTTATAACTGCCTAGATGCTTACTACCCATTAGTGCCAGCCCTTAGTCTTAAAGTGTGTTAATGCTTGACACATACTACCGTAACGTGCATGGCTATATTTGATACCCCACTTAACCTGGGCTATAGGATCAGCAGTCTTAAGCCATATGCTTCTACCTTGTGGTATCCCATAGTGTGGCCCATTCTTAGCATTAGGCCGCCAATTAGATTCTCTTGTATACAGCTCTAAGGCGCACTTGTAATCATCTATCGATAGATTGGCTTTTGCATACATCTTTGGTGTTTGTTTAATTACACCTAGAGTGTGAACTGGTGCATAGGCGTAAGCCGAGCCAGATAATAGTATCCCCAGGACACTTACTACCGCGCAAGCAATCCGCGTTGCGGCTTGCGCTGAGTGCCTGAAGCACTCTAGCAAGCTAAGTGTAATGCCTCTGTCAAGCATTTGGGTAAAAGCCCTGGTCACAAGGCGTGTCGTTTTATTCATTGGAGTCCTTTCAGTCAATCTCATTATGTGAGACGATGCTAATTGGTTAAGGCTTACTCCCCCATCCTGTGCCTTTTAAGTGTGTCGGTATTGAATGGTATATACGTTTGAATGTCCCACCACAAGTGCAAGTCCCGACATTGGCCGGCTTGTCTGTAGCTATGGGGAAGTCAATATCAACTGACTCTGTGCATATGTCGCATCGGTATTCATAACTAGGCAAGTGAGATTCCCCCTTGTTGGCACGTGTGGCATATGGCGTTCTGTATCATCCATGATCCACATTGTTTGCATCTGGTAGGTTCATTATTGGGTGCGCGGTCATTGAGGATATTCATTAAATCCCCTAAGCGCATGAAGGCTAAATACTCCTCAGCGTTTTCGCCCTGTCCATTACAGCGGCTAACTACAAAGGCTATTTTACCACCTTTGTTGCTCTCAGCTTGTTTAATCCAGGCTAATGGCTGGAAATCGGATCGTGCCTTTACTTCTATTGAAAATGGTATCCCTGTTATATCCTCGCCTTGCCTACCGGCCCCGGTAGATTCAGCATAGGGATACCATTGCCTCAACCAGTCAGCCACCACGCGTTGCGTCTTGTAGCCCCTGTGCTTGCGATAATTAGCCATTGACGGCATGACATTTCTCGCATTGCCATTGCAGCGGTGATAGACTAACTGTCCAAACGCCTTCATCCTGATCCGGGATATTGTTACACATTTGGCAGACTAGCATTGGCACATCGCCGTAGAATTCGATTGTGCCATCTGGTCTAGTTACTTCAACGTAACCCATCATTCAACTCCTTCCGGTAATCTAAAGTGTCCATCTTTATCTACTCGATACCATATTGGCGAGCATTGTTGAGCCTGTGGCAAAGTTCCTTCTGCACACATTGCACCTGACCATGCTTTGCCGTTCTTTACTCCGGTCTTGACTTTACGTGATCCATGAGAGCATGTTGGTATTGGCTCAGCTTCTCCGAATGTTTGTTGCACTAATTGTGCAGCATCGGCCAGGCTTACAACCGGCTGCTTAGGTTCAGCCCCCACGAATTCATCCCAAGTGTTATTGACTGCTAAAGGTGCATTGGCTATTACTGCACTTCTTTCGTCGTTCTTAATACGTTCGACTTTGGCCATGTCCTGCTTTGTTGCTTTACTTGTTGTTTCAAGGACAAGACTAATTGCTCTTCCGATTGCACTGGTACATGTATCTTCAACGTAAAATTTACGCATTTGCGCAGGATACGTAGCTGCATCGCCAAAAGCATAATCGACAGCTGCAGGGAGCGTATCCTCATGTTCACGATAAATACTTGCCGCCACCAATATGTGGCCTTTGACTGCATCGAACTGAATAACATCACAAACTATCCTTCCAACTGGAAACGCCTCTTGAAAGCGTTTTACTCTTGATTGAACATCTTCATATGAATCTAGGTTAAAAGCCATTTAATACTCCTTGTGTAGTAGTGCCATTGGTCTTTGCATACTCTATCTGTTGATCTAATGAGAAGTATGAGCCATCAGCCCACTTAGATACATCTATTGCGCACTCGTTACAGTAAGAACGCTTGCGCCCGTGGCTCTTAGGCAGTTCAGAATGAACAGTCCAAGCAGCTTGTGTTGTGCCTTTAGGATTGTGGATACCGAACCTGCTCTTGCAGTAATCGCACCACACTCCATGCTTTGCTTTAGAAAGCATCAAGATCGTTGTCGAAGTCGGTAAGTGCGATATGTCCTGCAATCGCCATATATGCGATAGCGTCTGCGTAACTATCTTTGTGCGTTGCTTGTTCAGACAAACGCGAGACTTTGACGAGTGCCATACAAACTGCGACCTCGTGAGGCTCGATTCCACGATTGAGATACGCACTCCATAATTGCGAGATGCGAATATGATTAGCAGTTGGGTCTCCATACTGCAAACCTCTGTCATATAAGAGTCTGGTGCTTTCAGTAAGGAGTTCATTAGCGATCATTGCGAACCGCTGCTCGACTTACAGCTCTGCCAGCATGATAACCCTCACGCTTGCCTTGCTTCCAGCCTTTCCAATATGCAACATAGATCAGCGCAGGAGTCATGGCCAGAAATCCTGCCAACTCCCAGTAAGTTATTTCCATT